TTCCGCTTTTTAGGGGCAATTTATCTATTAATTGTTCAATTATTGACTTACCACCGCTTGCTAAAGTTTTAGCTCTAGCGTCATGCGGTAGCCAATGTGTACCATATTCGTATGGTCGTTCTTTAATTTGGTTAGCATAATAAGGAATAGGTTGCCCATGTGCTTCATGGTAATCCAATACCCGTATCTCTCCATGTACGACCTGATACCACCAAATAGCCGTAGCATCGTTAAAGCCCAAGTCCCAAGCCGTATGCACAGGAAACATGGGGTCGCACTCAACCTTATCAATACGCCCTGCATCGGTCAGTAATCGCAGCTCGACTCCCCATATAGCCCCGACTATGGAAGCCTCGAATGAACACTCGAATTCTTGTTGATACTGGTCTATCGACATAGACTTTAAGGCATCGTCTAGTTCCGCTTGGGGTAGGATTTCGGTCTTGCTCGCCCTTAAAACCTTGCTAAACCAGTCAGATTTGTTTATCTCTGCGGTCTGATATATGTCATAAAAGGCGTTATGGCCCTTTGGCGTTCCAATAAAAACTGCCCAACCCATTCTGTCAGATAATAACGGCCTCAGTACAGCACCCCATACGCTAGGTTTCATATCAGCGTACTCGTCTAGGATTACCCCGTCTAGGTACATACCCCGTAATGCGTCAGGATTGTCTGCACCAAATAAACGAATTCTAGACCCGTTGATAAGCTCAACCCACAGTTCTGATTGATTATGCTTACGATACAAAGGCTCACTAAACCTAAGCAAGTAATCCCAAGCAATAGATTTGGCTTGGCTATGATACGGAGCAATATAGGCATATCTTCCATTGGGTTTGTTCTCCAATCCAGCCTTAATAATAAGGTCATTAATACAGGCTACAGTCTTACCTGCCCTGCGGTGGGCAATAACAATAGACCATCGTTGCTTACGCTCATGGAAGTCAGCAAATATAGGTCTAGGGCGGTACTTTAGCTTTATGTTAGGCATCTGCCCAAGAAATCTTTATATCGCCACCATCTTGGCCTGTAACCTCGTTGACTTGGGTTTCTTTCCACCTAGCCCTAGTCTTTAGCCAAAAAATAGCGGCAGCCGTATTACCTTTCTTGGCTTGGCTAAACAATGTGCCAGCAATAGCAGCATTAGCGTCTATACGCCCTTCGTCTAGTTCTTCTTTGTAATACTTGACCAAAGTATCAGCACTAATCTTTAGCCTACTAGCTATGTCCTCATGGGGTACACCCAGCGCAGATAAGCGTTTAGCGGTATCTTGGCTCTCTTTAGTTGGTTTATGTGCGGGTCTGCCTTTTTCTGCCATTTTTATAACTCCGCTAAAATAGCTTTTTTGCCAGTAAAGTCTTCCCAACGCTTGACTATTACATCGCAATATTTAGGGTCTAATTCCATAAGCCTAGCTTTTCTGCCTATTTTTTCAGCAGCTATCATAGTTGAACCTGAGCCACCAAAAAAATCCAAAATAACAGAATTGGGGGTTGAAGATATTTTTAATTGGTTTTCAATAAGTTCAACAGGTTTTTTCGTTGGGTGGTCTTTGCCTATATCTCTACCATGCTCTAAGCATTTGGAATAGTTAACATCTTTTAAACCATTGTTCCAAACAGCAGATTTTCTAAAAACAAGCAAATATTCCACATCAGGTCTATGTTGTCCGCCTAAAGGAATTGCGTTGGGTTTTTTCCAAAAAAGTATATTAAAAGCATATCCACTTTCTACCGCCCAATGCAAATAATCAGGAACTAAATCTTTATTGCAAAAAATATAGGCATTTAATGTGTTTTTCTTAAAGACTGTTGGCAATGTATTAAGGAAAGCAATTGGGTCAAATTCGCATAAATGTTTAATCATTTCACCTAATTTAGCTGCTGCTCTACCCACCAATTGATTACTACCGCCCTCTACTTCCATTCTATAAGGTGGGTCTGTAAACACTAATTCTGCAACATCGCCATCCATGAGCTTTTCAATGCTATCAACACTAGTGCTATCACCGCACATAAGTCTATGATTTCCAAGAATATATATATCGCCTAGCTTGGTTTTAGGCTCGATTGGCGTGTCAGGTACGCTATCTTCATCGGTTAACCCTTCAGTTGTTTCGAGGGCTAGTAAAGCGTCTAGTTCTTTATCGTCAAATCCAAGTAGCGTCAGGTCAAAGTCTTGGTCTTTTAGCTCTTGTAGCTCAAGCGACAGAAAGTTTGTATCCCAGCCAGCGTTTAATGCCAATTTGTTATCAGCAATCACATAAGCCTTTTTTTGGGCTTCTGTCATGTCTTTAAGCTCAATCGTAGGTACTTTAGCCATACCCAGCTTTCTTGCGGCTAAAAGCCTGCCATGCCCCGCTATAACGCCTTTATCGCCATCCACTAATATAGGGTTAGTCCACCCAAATTCTTTAATACTGGCGGCAATTTGGGCTACCTGAGCATCATCGTGGGTGCGTGAATTTTTGGCATAAGGGATTAATGCCGATACTTCGACTTCTTTGATTTCCATACTACCTCAAGTGATTGATTTAGTTAGGGTAAATTCTAATACTAAAACTAAGTTTATGCCATCTGTTTAACAAATTGGTTAAAGTGCTTCATTAACTCTGCTTTACGCTTCATACGCTTATCTTCGTTCTTTTCTAGCGTGGTCTGTTTGTGCGGTTGCAACAAAGAGTTCTCAGGTTTAATCTTTTCTTTTTTAAACATACTATTTCCTCATAAAGTCGGGTGGTACGGAAAAATAGCGGTCACCGAACTTCATTACTTGATAACCTCTATCTTGTTCGCCCTGTACTCCCATCTGAAATGTAGGGTGTGCCGCACCTTTTAGCATCATGTAAGAGTTTTCGGGCAGGTTGTAGTCCATGCGGTATTGCAAAGGTGTCGGGGCTACTGACCCCCAATGTCCTTTGTTTTCACCGCCTTCTTTCTGTGGTTGCATACCAGCAGCCATAGCGGTTGTATAGTCGTAATCAGCCCCATGCGGGTCAAAAAGTCTAAGCATGGCGGCTAACTTTTGGTTGACCATTACATATCCTTCATCTTATCGGTAAGCATTTGTTTTCTAGTCTTTTTGGGCGGTTTTGCAGTCTTAGCCGACTCAATAAAGTCTTGTTTGCTAGGGGCATCTTTGCTACCAACCTTGTTCATCTTTTCGCCTGAACCAGCTTTGATGCGTTCACGCTTGGCGTGGATGTTTGCGTATAGTCCTTGTTTAGCCACAGTTCCATCTCCTCATGCTTGCTTTTGCTCGTTCAGCGTTCTTGCTCTTAGCGACAACCCCACCCATTCTTGCACAAAAACTAGCTTTTCTACCCTTATCAGCATCAGTCTTAGGATTTGGGGCGGGGGCTTTTAAATTGGCGTTGTTCTTGCGGTTATAGGCTTCACGACCTTTGGCGGTCATTCCAGCACCTTGGTCGGTAGGCAAGTAATTCTTACCTTTACCCGTTGTAGTCTTAGGTATTGGCTTATCGTGCTTATTCATTGCTGCACGAATTTGGTCTTGTCGGCTCATATTTCAAGAATTTTCAAGAAATTTCAGGCTTTTTCTTCAATGTATTTGCCGTATGCTTCTTCTAGCTTATTCTTGCGATTGCCTTTAGCGTATTTACGCTCAGTTGCAAGAGCAATAGCTACGGCTTGTTTTTTTGGCTTTCCAGCTTTCATCTCGGTTTTGATGTTCTTGCCTACCGCTTCTTTGCTACCTGATTTCATTAATGGCATGATTATTCCTTAATCAAATTGTTTGCGATACATTAGTGATACACCGCCTTGACCCATCGGCTGACCCATAAATTGATTGCGGTTAGGATAATAGCCAAGCGTTACTTGTTGGTTTGGTGTGCCGTAAGTCATGTCTAAGCTATTGATTACGCTAGGAATATTGTAACGATTGTCGGCAAATCCCATGCCGCCTACGCCTAAACCTAAACGACTTTGTTCATCAATCGGAAAGTTATAACCAACCCTACCGCTATACATTGTTCCTGCTTTGCCAATATCCATAGCACGACCACTAACTTCCAAATTTCTTAATATTTGGGCAAGTTTGCTTGCTTGGTCAAAATTAAGTTGGTTTTTGTCCATTATTTTAAGAACTTAAGTTTATAAGTTGTGGTGTTAATCAGGTCTGCAATCTCATCAATCAGGTTTTGCAGTTCGCTATCTTGCGGTAAATCTTGGCGAGCATCTGCCACAAAGTTTTGTAGGGATTCTAAGTATTTAAGTGGGTCTTTAGGTTGGTGGTACACGCTTGGAAATGCGGTGAATTTGCCATACTTGCCCATGTAGGCTTCTGCGTACTGGTCTACGAGAGGTACGACCCCATCATAGTACTCAGCGAGTGCAATGTGCTTAGAATAAGAGTCGGTACTCCAATGGAAAAAATGCGTGTTAGTCGCAGAATGTAGTAATGTAGCTACGAATAAAGCACAATTTTCCATACAAACTCCTTGTTTTTATTGATTATAGTCGTGTTTTTGGATTAATCCAATCACTCTTAATGCAGATTCAGGGCTATCTACTCGGCTTAATGGCCCACCTTTCCACTTAGCAATAAACTTTAATTGTTCTGCGGTAAATTTAGCTTTAGCGTCACGCTTGACTTCCATCAAGATAGTTTCACCATTAAAAGTTACCAGTAAATCGGGGATTCCTTTGCCGACTTTTGATAAGTCGTACACATCAGCACCAGCTTCTCGTAGAGTTTTAACGATTTCGGCTTGATTTGCGTCAGTTCTTCTTGCGTATGCCATTGTTTTTTAACAGTAATCGGTTAATATATGCTAACTTTATCACGATTAGGGTCTTATATGACTAAAAATCAGTATGGTAATTACATAAGTGATGCCGAATTTATAGAGAAATGGCAAAAATATCCTAGCCCTACGGCATTAGCAGCTCATTTAAAAATTAATATTCGTGCTGTTATGAATCGTAGGCGGTCAATAGAGATTAGACACAACATAACACTAGAAACCGACCTTAGTTACAAAAAAGAAAAAAGCCTAGAGTACGTAGAAAAATCTAAAGCTGAAAGAACAAAACGCCAAGAATTACTGCAAGAGCGATTAGATGCCACCACCCATAGCGTTAGACGGGGTATGGAGTTAGAAAAAGGGCGAGTCATCATATTTTCGGATGCCCACTTTACAGAAGATACAACTACAGGATTTAAAGCTCTGATTAAGTTTATTGAGCATTTCAAGCCCAAAGCCATTATCTGTAACGGAGATGCCTTTGACGGGGCTGTATTGAGCCGATTCCCAAAGATTAACTATGACCGCCAACCAAGCGTATTAGACGAATTAAACTACTGTAAAACGCATTTAGATGCTATTGAAAAGGTTAGACCTGCTGGCTGTCGGTTGATTTGGACTCTAGGTAATCACGATATGCGTTATGAGTCGGCTTTGGTAGCTCGTGCCCCTGAGTTTTCGGGGGTAGATGGGTTTAACTTAAAGTACCATTTTCCCCATTGGGAAACCTGTTGGAGCTTTTGGGTCAATGAGGATACTGTAATTAAGCACAGGCATAAAGGCGGTAGGTACGCAGGCTATCAGAATGTCCAAGCTAGTTTTTGTAATATTTTTACAGGGCATACCCATGTCTTGACTTTGAGCCCTATATCGACTTTTGACCAAAAAACCTATTGGGGAATTCAAACAGGCACTTTGGCTGATATTAATGCAGATAGCTTCTCGTATGTGGAAGACTCAGCCCGTGACTGGCGGCAGGGTTTCATTATGGCATCTTGGGAAAGAGGTCGGTTGTTAATGCCTGAGATGATTCAGGTTTGCGGGGAAAACGAGGTAGAGTTTCGTGGTGAAATATTAGAAGTATGAAGATTACGCCTAAGATTATTGAACACATTTACAGTATGTTGTATTGCTGCGAGCCGTTTGCGTCTTGGGACTTACCTTTGCCTGAAGAAATCAAGTTTGTAGTAGATAGCGACTTTGATGCTATGGGTACATACCTATATGACGATGGGGAAAAACACGCCCATACCATTACTATATCTGACGCTAGGTGCGGTCATTTAGACACAGTAATTAGGACTATGGCCCATGAGATGATTCATGCTAGTCGGTGGGATACAAGCACTCAGGCGTGGACTAAACACGATAAAACCTTTAGGAATCGGGCTAAAGCGGTTGCTACCGAGCTTGGCTTTGACCCATTAGAGCTTTGACTATACCTAGTAAGGTATCGAACTCAACTTCGTGGTATCTCTCAAAAGCCTTTGCTCCGAGTCCATGCACACCTGTAGAACCTCTGTGATGCTCGGTACATAAGGGGAGTATTGGTGCTTCTGACCGCTTTCCACCGAATCGTCTGACATGGTGAAGCTCTGCGGGGGTGTCATTGAAGCCCATGTGGTAGCATAAGACGCAACCAAGTCTTGCAATATCGTCATGGCGTTTTTTATCCTTTTTGTTCATTAGCGTAGTCGTACCACATTAGATAGAAAGCCTTAAATTCGTCAACCCCGTTGCCTAGTTTAGTGCATCCAAAGGGTTGGACTTGCCAAAAGTTTTCTATAACTAAGTGGTCATCTGTGTTGCCTTGCACAATAACGACTGTAAAGTTAGGTGTTTTAGCAAAGGCTTGCAATAGGCGTTTTTGACCCTCGCTAACCTTTTCATTTGGGCGTTTCCACTCCATCACCAAAAACTTACCATTACGCTCTGCAATCCCATCTATGTTACTGGGGCAGAAGTTTTGGTTAGTTGGTATCAAGCCTTTAAACGCACCATAATCGATGTGCGAGGCGAAAGCATTACGCATTATCTTATTGAATGTTTGCATCTTTTTGCAGTACATCCTCTAGTTCTTGGGCATAGTCAGTTATATCGCAACTAAGCAGATAGGCTTCGGTATGTTCATTTTTAAGTTTAAGTTCATGCACCCGTTTAATGGTGCGGGTTAGGTCTAAGAATACTTCTGCAAATCCTCTCATCGTGTCAACCTTTCTAAGTTTCTGTCGTTAGCTTGTTGGGTACGCCATGCTTCAAAACGCATCTTGGCGGCTTCTAATTGCCATCTAAGGGCTTCTTTTTGCTCTACCGCTACCCCTATGGCTTTGCATAAATCTTGATACTCTTGACTGCGGTAGGCTTCCCGTTCTTGAGCACCAAGGCTTTGTTCGTCAGTTTGCGACATCTTAATGGCTTTAAGACTATGCCTAAAGTTCTCAAGCTGGGCCAACTCGCCTGACGCTTTAGAGTATTGCGGTGCTGTTTTAAATATAAAGTCTATTGCTTCGTGTGGGTCATACTCTTTCATTTCCACTCCCCCCAGTTACCTTTGTTACCTTTTTTCCATTGGTCTGCAAAGCCTATTAGTAAATTACTATCAATTTGGTATTTTGATAGGTATTCTCTAAACTTTGATAACCCCCATTGACTACGCCACTTACATAACTGCCGTACTGCACATTGGTATTGATGTTCAATCAATCTCCATACCCATTCGCATCATACATTTCTTCTTTAAAGTATCGTAGCTATCGTACCCGTTACCCAGTATTCCTAGTTCACGAGCTTTGTTCTCAATACCTTGTTGGCTAAACATCCACGACCTGTCCACCTTTTCTTTAACTGGGGTCATGTCTAAAACATCCTGAAATCTAAGCCCGTTAATCCACGATGCGGGGTACGGGATATAGTCTATTTCGGTGCGTTTAAGTTGCCAATGTCTAAGGTGCTTAGGTAAGGCTTCTAAGGCTTCACGCTTTTCAAGGTCAGTCAATCGTTTCCAAGCAATTTCAGCTTTTTTCTTTGCGACCTTTTTGGGCCAATTTATCCAAAACTTTTCAAAATCCACACATCCCCCTATTTTGTTGCAAGTATATAAAGTCCAATATTACTAAAAGCATAACCGCTATATACAACCGCCATAGGCAAATTGCCTTTAAAACCTTGCTCTACAGCTATGTAGCCATAAATCACACCTGTAACGATTATTAGCCAAGAACTCAAAATGGTGCATCCTCAAATTTAGGTTTATCAGCTTTAACAAACTGGTAAGTCCAATCGGTATAAGTTTTTATTAAATGCTCGGCTTCATGCTTAGTCTTTACTGTACGCATTAATTCACCATGCTCATCATAGATTTTGTAATGGCTATAAGCGTTTATGCGGTCATCGGTAGTAAATGTAGTCATAATCCCCCCGTAAAGCCTGTAGGTTAAGTTTACTTAATTATATCGTATATTAGGATAAACCCTAATGTTACTTAATGTCGGTATATATAATTTATATATAACTTTTCGTATTCGGGTCGGTTTGTGAGGATTAAGGGCGTAATACTCCTATCCGAAGATAGGATGAATTATTCGAGTTCGGATGTTTCGGAAATCGGTTGTAAATAAATGATGGGTTCTTTTGCTTGTTCAGGTCTATGTATTACCAAGACTACCCAGTTTCCCCTGCCGTTAGGCAATAGGACAGTTCCATAATTTTTGCTCATTTATCCGCAAAATATGGGGCATTGCTGCCGTTTCGCTTCTGAAGTATTTACGGCCTTTACCGCATCATCACGCCTGTGTGCGGGCTAGACAGAAAGAGAAAACCCCTTTGGGTAGCTCTAAGTTGATACCGCTTTAGGAAGCACTCCACAGGCTTTCCAAAACGCTCAAAGCTACCCAAAAGGGTCTTAATGGAGTTCTACTAAACAGGTATCAATCTGCCCCGTCAGTATAACACTAATCATCGCAACTCAGGCCATATCAACTGGTATGAGTCAGGAAATAAGTCTTTACGGCTTACTAAACCTTTGGATTCTTGCTCTAACAAAGCCCCCAAATACACCATTTTATCGGCAGGAATACCTGAGTTTTTCCACATAGACACCGCAGGTACGCTAATTTTGCAGATTTTGGCTATTTTGGTAGGCCCACCCAGTAACTCGATAATTTGGCTATCGGTAAACACTTTTTTCTTCATTCAATTATCTTAACATTAAATAGTCACATTTATCCAACACTTACAAATAAATTTGCACAAACGCTTAAATTGGCTTAATATGGTGGTACAGCATAAGCTGTTTACTTTTGGAGATGATTATGGATGACTTACAGGAATTACATAACGAAATGATGGCAGAACAAGAACGCCTTGAGATAGCTTTAGATAAGGCAGAGGATGGCGATATGTTGACTTTGGCAGAAATTGACCTAATCAGGTTTCATTGTGGCTTACCCAATAAGCGTAGGATTAGCCCCATTTTGGGTACGATTTTTGACGATTTTTCTAATATTTTTGGGGGGAAACAATGATTGTGACAGGCACAACTACAGAAAAAAAAGAGTTTAAGGTAGCCCCAGTAGGGTCACACCTAGCTCGTTTATACCGAATTATTGACTTAGGTACACAGAAATCTGAGTACATGGGTCAAGTCAAGATGCTACGCAAAGTGAAGTTCTTTTGGGAGCTTCATGGCGATGACTTAAAGATTGAGGGCAAACCCCTTATCCAAACACGCAACTACACGCTATCGCTAGGCGATAAGGCTTCGTTACGGAAGGACTTGGAATCTTGGCGTGGCAAATCATTTACCGATGATGAGTTGCGTGGCTTTGACTTACGCAATTTGTTAGATAAATGGTGCATGGTTACTGTTCAGCATAGAACCGCTAATAACGGCAATACCTACGCTGATGCGGTGGCTATTACGCCAGTTCCCGCAATCGTACAGAAAGCGGGTGTACCACAGGGCGTAAACCCTTGCGTATTGTTTGACTTGCAGAAGTTTGACCAAGAAGTATTTGACAGCTTATCGCAAGGTCTAAAAGACCAAATCATGCTGTCAGCCGAATACCGCAACACTTTTAATAAACCTGATGTAAATAAGCAGTTGCAAGACGCAGCAATAGAAGACGACATTCCGTTTTGATATGAAAACTTGTTTTAAATGCCATCAACAAAAGCCTTTTGAGGGGTTTTATAAACACTCTCAAATGGCTGATGGTTATTTAAATAAATGTAAAGAATGTACAAAAAAAGATGTTTTTCAACGCAGGCATGGTGAAAATCGAGATGCCATATTGAAATACGATAGGCAACGAGGTAAAAACCCACATCGTCAAGAAGCTAATCGTTTAAGAAATGATGTATATAGAAAAATTTTTAAAGAAAGAAAAAATGCAAATAACAAAGTTAAAAGAGCTGTATTAAAGGGCTTGATACAGCGTATGCCTTGCTGGTGTTGTGGGGAAAAGGCTGAAGCACATCATCCTGACTATTCAAGACCACTTGATGTAGTTTGGTTATGTTCTTCACATCACAAACAGGCCCATGCTATATCAAAGGAGTAATACTATGAACCACATGATTAAAGACTTTATTGACCAAAAATATACAGTCAAGACCTTTCAAGAACGGGGCTACGATGAGGAAGTACCCATCATCGGATTTGCCCAAGATGACTTGGAAACTGTCATTAAGACTGTGGTTCAGGCTTGTGCCGACAGGGTTAAAAATTCAGACGATAGAATGGCTGTGCTACAGTTAATGTAATGTTTATTAGGGGGATGTATGTTAGTGAAAGAGAATACGAGTGAGAGTGGTCATTGGTACTTACCCGATGGCAGTCCAGCCTATCGCATCGTTGGCAAGAACGGGAAAGAAAGAAACTCAACTGTCAAAGACGCAAGAGAACATGGCTTATTGCCCTCAGTTACCACAATTATTGGTTGTGCGTCAAAACCCGCATTGGATGTATGGAAACAACAACAAGCCATATTGTCCGCTCTTACATTGCCTCGTTTAGAGGGTGAATCTGAGGAAGATTGGCTAAGTCGGGTCGTTGCTGATAGCAAAGAAACCGCCAAGCAAGCAGCAGAACGGGGAACGCAGATACATGGGGTCATAGAAGCCTTCTACGAGGGCATTTACATCCCTGAGCTACCACCCTATGTCCGAGCCGTAGAAAGTGCCATAAACGAGCATTTTGGCTCACAGCTATGGATTTCTGAGAAGTCCTTTGCTTATGGTGGGTTTGGCGGTAAATGCGACCTAGTTGCCAAGTCAGGCTTTGTGGTTGACTTCAAAACAACAGAAAAAGACCTAGACAAGCTCGATTACTTCTTTGACCACCAAATGCAATTATCAGCCTACCGACAGGGGTTTGAGATGCCCAAAGCTCGGTGTGCAATTGTTTATGTCAACGCCCTACAAAATAAAGCTAAACTAGTCGAGATACCTGAAGATGACCTGAGAATTGGGTGGGAATGTTTTACCCATTTGTTAGCGTTTTATAGGGCAAAAAACAAACTATAATGATTACGGGGTGGCGGCAATCCCCCTGCCACAATCTCCTTCACACCGAGGGCCACCCCACCTTTATAGGGCGGTTAAGCAAGCGTTAGAGGATGCTTGGATAAAGGGTTTTCTTGCTTTCCCCCCAATTTAGCCAAATCTACGCCCTGTTTTTTTATACATTAGGGTTTGTCCCTAGTTGCACTATATGTTAAGTTGGCTTAATATTTAATCGTTGTTTAACTAAGGGGGATTTATGAAAGACTTTTTATTAGGTATGGTTGCAGGTGTGTTGGCGTTTGGCATACCTGCTATTGTTTATGTGTGGAGAACTGGGGGAATATCATGAAATACGCAATCGCACTATCAACCGCATTATTAGGGGCTTGTTCATCGTTTGAGCCACCAAACGCTACATTAGAAACAGATAAGACTGTTTTTCACATGAGTCGTAGTCAAGTTATCTTGGCTATTAATGAATGTGAATCAGCTAACACAAGACCAGTAGTCATTGAGGCTAGGCGTAAGATTAACGGGGTAACGACTACTGTACCCGTTGAAGTGACCTGCCATCCACGCTATAAAATCTTTTACTAGGGGGTAATATGATTGGTACTGTAACGATTGGCGATACGCCTGTTGATGTATATGGCACAGAATGTTCTGCTGAACCTGATGTGGGCATTATGGGCAATTATGTTGAGATTGAGGACTTAGAAGTAGGTGGCATTAGCATCTATGAGATGGTCGCTAATAACCCAATCTTTGACCAAATCCAAGAAGCAATTAACGATATGGTGAACTCATGAACCCATTTGTAGCTACAATTCTGTTCGTTTTATTAGCAGTAGCGTGTACAACTCTAGGTTACATTTTAGGGGGGTATTTATGAATGTCCCATACAACAACGGCAAAGTAAGCATTGGTAAGTATTATGTGCCACCTAAGTATGTTGAAAAAGACACCGATATGCTAGAGCTTCAGTCTTATTTAATCTATGACCCAGCCCGTCTTAATAGGGCGTACTGGACTGAAAAAGGTCTGTTACTACTAGGACTCTTTATTGTCTTGGTTATATTCCTCAAGAGCTAGTTTTCTAGCATCCTCAACCCGATTAAGCCAGCCTTTAATAAAGCGAGCTTGGTCGGGTTTTCTTGCCACTATGCCTTGATAGAAGTCTGCCCTAGCGTCTGAAAACTTTGCAATAAGGTCTTTAGGGTTTGCATCATTAATAACTGCCATAGTCTTAGGCCCGATAACTCCATCAGCCACGCATCCGATTGCCTGTTGTAGCGTCTTAACGCTTCTGCCTGTGCCTGCATTAACGGCAAAATCGAATACCACATAATCTAAGCCTTTCGGTAGGACTTCACAATAAGCAGGATTCCAATACTTCATTTTATACATTGAGCCGACTTTTTCGGGGGTCAAGGCTCGCATATCCGCTTCGGATACAGGATGCCCCACAAATTCTTCCCAAACACGCTTAGTAACGCCTAGGTTCGTCATACCGCCTGAGTCTAGGGGGTCATTAACAAAACCGCCCTCGTGCTTTAGGATGCGTTTTAAGGATTTCTCAAACTCGCCTGTCATTTCTTACGCATCTCCATAATTTTTTCTAGCGAGCGACCACCAAAATAGAATGACATGATTAGCATACCCCATTGACCTAATAGCTCAACATAGTTGTTATTGACTTCAATATCGGCAGCAGATAGCCCCGCAAACGAGGTATAAACTAACAAAATAAAAATAAGGGTCATTGGGCGAATATTCTTAGATAACCAAGAATCGGAAGCCATATCTGCTTGTTGGCGTTTGGTTAGTTCTTGGGCTTCAATATTGTCAGCATTGAGTTCAGCCAATCTGCCCTCTTGTTGCATCTGTAAGAGTTCTTTTTGAGCCTTAGCCTTAGCTTCAGGGTCAGGAATAAACTTGTCTAGGACTTTCATTCCAACATCAAATAGTGCCATCAAAGGTATCATTTACCACCCCATACTAAAAAATAAGCTATCCAAGTTGCAACCACAAAACACCAAAATTGTGCCGTTCTAGCCTTGTTTAAATCTTTGTTAAATTCTTTTTGAAACTCTTTCTCTTGCTTCTCTAGCTTGGCTTTCAAGGCTTCTACTTCTGCCCATCGTTTGCCATACTTTCTTAAAAAATCTGCTCTAATCTGTGCTTCTTCTCGTCTAACTCGTTCTTCGTGTTCCCATTGCATCAATACCCGTTTTAGGAATAACTCTTTGCGGACTTCGTTTTCTCGTAACTCTCTGCGTCTATCTATATTTCGTTGTACTGCAACATCGGTGGCTTCTTTTTGAACATTCTCAATACTTTTAGAAAGTTCTTTAGCCGATTGACGACTTATATCAAGGTTACTGGTTAGGGTTTTAATCCCTTCGTGAAGTTCCATAGTTTCATTTTGGCAAAGACCACCCATGAGTTGTTAGGTAGGCATAGCCTAAACCAGCTACAAAGACATAAAACAATGTTCGTATAGAGAACCAACCAAACTGCGTTACTTTCTCGTTTAACCACTCTTTAATGGCTTCTTTGACGATTTCTTTTTCAATTTCGTTAGGCATTTTTCTTCCTAACTGTAGTCTTTTTAATAGCAGGTTTACGCTTAACCGCAGGTTTTTTGGGCGTGGCTTTAACTTCACCTTCCCAAGAATTAAGCACAGTAAGCCAATGCACCTTTTTGGTGTAGCCCATCTTATCGAACATCCAATCAATTAGGAACATTTTGCACCTCTACAGGGTTGTTGGGCCAAGTAACAGTTAATTGTGCCAATTCATCAACATTTGTGCAAGCATTAACCGCAGTAATAGCGTTCTCACAAGTAGTCCGTATTGATGCTCTCCATGTGTTCCAATCGCTTGGGATTGGTGTAGACGTTTCTACTGACTTTACGACCATCCAATCAGTTGGCAATAGCATGGTGTATGCGGTGGTTCTTAGCTGACTAACCGCATTGGTTTTGCAAGTATCTAAGTCTTTAGGATTGTTTATGTAAGTTAGTGTTGCACCATTTAGTTCTTGGCTAACCCAATAATATTGTTGATTGGCGGGGCTGTTAGTCGCTATGACTTCTTCTAAACCAATCTCAGCCTTTTCTTGTGGGGTAGATAGGTTTAACCAATTCTGTGGGTACTGAATTTCGTTAATCTCAAAGGCTGTGCCTTCTTGAATATAAGTGTTTGTGGTGGTTGAATAGAACATAATATTTCCTATCGTGCGTTAGCGTTTAAGTATTGTTTTGCTTTTTCAAGCAAGTCTTGGTTATCTTTTAGCAATCCAATAGCTCTGTTACAAGCATCACAAAGAAGCCCACGAACCTTGCCTGTTTTATGGCAATGGTCAATGTTTAATCTTGTTTTATGCTGATTTTTTGGTGGTTCATTACTGCAAATAGCACACACACCATTTTGATTAAAAAGCATTTCTTCATATTCTTTAAATCCCAAACCATATGACCTTTTCATGTGTAATTCTAAGTCATACTCTTTAGTTTGACTGCGACCATGTTTCCAATTTGGAGATAATTCACCTTTAGGATATTGTTGGCATCCGCAAGATTTTGTTGTACCTCGTGATACAGCATAATAAGCCACGACCTTTGACTCTCCGCAATCACATTGAGCAATGTATTTATAAGAGCCATTGGCAGTTTTAGCATTTAACTGCGTAACAAGAGTAAGCATCCCATATCGGTTGCCTGACTTGTCTGAGTGAAATCTTCCTTGTGGCATATTTACCTAGCGGGCGTTGGAAAATTTCAGGGGCGTTTCAGCAAATGCCATGTAGATGTATGTGCCACCAGAAGCGTTACAAGAAACATTTGAATCCCTAAACTTAAAACCATTTGACAGTAAATCAACAAAATTAGGGATGCCTGTATCTTCTGCGTCAGAAAGATTAGCAAATAATCGTTTATTAGATACATTGAAAGTATCTCTTGATGTGTCAACTATTGCCCAATTTTGCGTTGCATCTGTTCTTTTAATCATTAACCATCTAGGTCTAAATCCAATAAATATAAACGGCCCATCCGTAGAACCATTCCCTGTGTATGAGCCAAATGCAGAGTATCCAGCGATAGGTGCAAAGCAGTAGGCTACGATAGCAACAGTACCATTAGTGTCTGGGTCACTACCAACACTAAATACAGTTGAAGTTGGTGAAGTACTATTCCACCACGCCAAGCCAGTTGTTTTAGCGTTGGTAGAGTTAAGCATCAAATACTCGGTATTGGCTATGCCTATATGCCAAACGGGCCAGTTGCTTCCCGCTGTTGGTCGCCTTTTTACAATTACCATACTAGGTGCAACACCTAATCCATGCCCTACTGTCGCATTACTTCCTGTGCCTGTATAAGTAACAATACTAAATCCAGCAGTTGTATTAGCACTTACTGTAGATGTAATAGAACCTGCTGTGTTGGTTGAGCCTGAGCCGTTAGCTTTCCAGTTCCAACCTACATAAGCATCTCCTGATAAATTAACGCCATCAACATTTGATGTTCCTTCAACAGTAAAACCATTTGATGTAAATGCAGTTATAGTCCCTGATACTTCAGAAGATGTTTCTGCATCAGTTGTGTTACTTTTAAGTGTTTTTGATGCTCCTCTAACAGCATCAACAAGTCTGTGATTTGTAGCTTGCGACCTATCTTTTAGCCATACCCAATCAGGCTGAAAACTTAACCCTGTAAGTGTTCTAGGATTAGCATTATTACCAGTCCATAAGTTAATATCAAAATACTTATTCGCTGTTGTAGATGCAGTAGCACCAATCGTAGGAGTAGGTAAGTTAAATGTGTTTAGTGCTACAAAGCCTGTTGGTGGGGTGTAGGTGAATGGTCTTTGACCATGATTTATCCATCCTGACATATTGCCTGAGTTAGCACCATTCTGAATCCAAACCATTACAGATTGACCAACAAATGAACTTACAGAAATAGCACCTTGGCTTGTGTTGTTCTTGTAAAAGGTAACTGTTGGAGTAGCTGCATCCATATCTAATGCAACACCGATAATGTCATTATCAGTCCAAGTTGCGCCATAAGATGTTTCAGTAGCTCCACTATTTAAAGTTCCAAGACCTTTGTTTCCGTTAGGCTGATAGTAAACACCATAAACTGATGCTCTAGCAGCTACTGTGACTAAACCAAATAAAGGTACTGCTGATGCAGCATTGGAAGTATTAGACATTTCCCAATAATACTTACCGCTTGATACCGCAATCGTGCCAAAAGCATTTCTACCACCTGTGCCATAATTTAAGTTTGCATTTGATAAGGTAAGTGAAGTTTGACCACTAGCAAAATAATCACCAGCAGCAACAGGGTTTAATGTAGCAAAGTTAGCAGCAGTCGCACTTGTCAATGTCGGCACATCTGTCATGCTGTCATAAGTAGAGCCTGATGTAATGCTGATATTGTTTGTAGTCCAATAGTTTGCGTTACCTGAGAAGTCTTTTCCTAGTCCAGCATTAGATGATGTAGTCAGAGCAGAGTTATCGGTAAATGGTAAATAGAATCCATTAGTGCCGTATGTTCCTGTGTATTTCTTAGGAATCCATACACCTGTGGTTGAGGATGTTTCACCGAATGAGGATGGGGTTAGGGCTTGACCATCAATGAAGTTGACTTCGGCTAGGTAGCCATCCCAATAATTTGCTCCACCACCCGATGGTGTACGACCAATGTTGTGAACAGCAGCAGCGTTCCATTCTGTAAGAGTGTTTTGTGCTGGATAAGTAGCAGTACTAAATGAATTTATTTGCTGACCATTTACATACCATTTTAGTCTATTAGACGATGTAACTTGTGTTGTATCTGCAACAATAACCATGTGATACCAAGCGGATGGGTCACGAAATACTTGAGTTGGGACTAAATAATAAACAGTAGTACCGCCAGAATCAGATTGATACCATTCTATAACACCATTGCTGGCTGTATAGTACAACTGCATTCTTGGATTAGTAGTTGTTGGAACTCCTAAAATATAACCAGTAGAACTTCCTAGTTTCATCCAAAAACTCATTGTCCAAGTAGTTTGGCTACCAGCACTAGCTGGAGTTCTGTTTAGATAAGCAGAAGCACTAGACCGAAAGCGTAGGGAGTTGGTTAGGTTATAACCACTTGGCCCGTTAGCAGTAAAGACTACAGGTAGGGTCATGCAACCCCCAAACTTCTACCTTGCTCGTATAGGTTTGTACCATCAGAGCGGAATACAAAATAATCTTTAGCACTAGCACCTGTTGATAAGGTGGGCGCAGTTCCACCCGCCCACTTAAATACTGCGTTCCAAGTTAAGGTATTTGACCCTGCGTTTTGGATAACGGCTAGACCATAATAAGCCCCGTTTACAAGTCCTGTAGGTGCGCCCATTGTTCTGTTATTTGATACAAAGGTAAAGGTAGCGACTTGGGCAGTATTAGCCGCCCATGCAATCGTAGCGGCATCGGTTAAAGCTACATTACCAAAGTATTGTTGAGCAGTAAAGTTTGTAGCGGTTGCGGGGGCTACATACTCTGTACCTGCGGTGGCTACAGCAACAACGCCTGAAGTACCTTTTAAGACCCCTGTTAAGGATGTAGCAAGGGTTGTTGTACCTGTAACTGTTAAGGTTGTAAATGAACCTGTACCGCCACTAACTAAAGCGTCTGCATAAGCCTTAGTAACTGCATCGGTTGATAAAGTAGGGGTAGCTAAGTTAACAATTTTGTTACTATTTAAATTTAAGTTACCTATCATTGCGGTTTGACCATCTGCCGCAACAGAGTCAGTCAAAGCAGAAGCTATATCACTAAGTGTGTTATTAGCCCATGTACTTGCAATGGTTGTGCCTGTAACTACGGGATTACCCGCAGGTAGGGAATATGTGCCTGACCCGTTTCTACTCATTTTTGCTTCCTTTTTTCAATTCTTCAGCCATTTTTGCTGGCGAATAATTAATGGATTCTTCAATCTTTTTCTTTAAAGCCTTTTCTTGGGCTTTCTCAAAACTGTACTTAGTTAGGCTACCCACTACAGGTATTTTACCAATAGGGCTACGATTAATCATATCCAAGCCACGAATTACGGCACTTGCTGTATTGCTGTAGTTAGCAGCACCTTTTAATGGAGCATTAACCATAATGGTTGTTTCCAACAAATCACGAATCTCTTGTGCGCCTTTTTTGCCAAACAAATAATCCAGTTTGCCGTCTTGGTCTAATTCTCTAACAGCAGACTTAAACTTAGCAGGGCTAACTACAGGGTTGCCAAACATATCGGTATCAATAGACTGAGTTACTCTGTCTTTTAAAAACTCGATTGTTTGACCTTGCAGTTCTTTAAATGCTTGTTGACCTTGCGGGCCTGAGCGTTTTAGTGCAAAACCTAAATTTTTGACATCATCTAACGAGCCATTAATAATAGACTTTTGGAATACATCTTCAAAAGCTACAACTCGGTCATCAGAATTGGCTTTGGTGCTTATCAAGCGGTCAATAGCCCCAATGTTTTCAAAGCGTTTAGCATAGTCTTGGCGTAATCTGCGAGCTTCTTGATATAACTCACCGCCTTTGCCTTCTGTGATTTCATTAATAATGTTACGCATATCACGCCCATAACTTGCGTTTGGGGTGGCAGGCACATAATTTTTATTAATAACTTTATAAATATCTTCTAACGCATTTATAGATATTTGACCTGTATTTTTAGGGTCGTTTTTAGCAAGTTGCTCATAAACAATGTTTAATATTGGAGCATTAGCAGTTCTCGTTGTAGGCGTTTCGTTTTCAATAAACGCTTTTAATGGTGCATATTGAATAGGTGCTTCGGTTTCGCCTTTTTCTTTAGCCAATGTATATGCATTTTCAATCTTTGTTTTAGCGGATTGGGCTTCTTTATTAAGTACATCTGTAACTACTTTACCAGTAGCCCTAAGTCCAAAAGATTCTTTACCCGTAGCATCTACATAAGCATCAAAGTTTTGCAAAATAGCGTCATTGCGCTTGGCTTGGGCTTCGGTTAGTTGTTTGCCTAATTCAGGCGAAATCTTAGGTGTTTCAATTTCAAACTGTTGCTGTGGTAAATCAGCTTCTATTTGACCTTTACTTGGTGATACAGGAACACGCAATCCTTGTGCCATTTGGAATCGAGTAACGGCTTCAGGTGTTGTGGCAGCACCTACACCAGCCATTGTGGGTTGCGCTTGTCTGCGTAACAAATCAGGCATGGTAGGTACGGCTTGTCTTGCAGTTTGTACTTGTGGTTCTGTAGCGCCAACCATACGAGCATAACTAGGCAACATTCCTGTAGGCATTACTGGGGGCAATTTAGACGCTTCAAACGCACTACCAATGCTTTGCAATACATCTTGACTTGCACCGCTTCTAGGTTGGTACATATTGCGTTGTGCCATAGCCATTGGTGCTTCGCCTGTAGCTAATGCAGATACAGCACTTGGAATAGTTAAAGCTGCACCTGAAAGCATAGTAGCTGGCACTTCGTACAATGCCATCATCTTTTCACGCATAGAGCGTTTTGGCTCGTTTACAGGTGGGTTTGGTACTTGACCTACAACAGTAGGCACATCACCACTAATAATGTTACCCCTTGTATCGGGGGTTTTAAATGCGTCATAGCGAGCCAACAAATCGGCTTGCGTTATGTTATCAGGTACATTCTTAACAAGCGTACCATCTGGCATCCTTACATCCATGCTTATCTTCCGCTTGGTAATTGGTTAAAGTCAACAACTTGTCCTGCCTGCCCTGCATTTTTTTCAATCATGCGTTTGCCACTAGAACCAGCTTGTGCTTCCAATGCTTTAATTGCAAGGTCACGAGCTTCTTGTTTTTGCTTAATAACTTTTTTGCTATCGCCTAATTGTGGGAAATACTTGCGTTCTTCATTTACATATTCAGTTGGTGATATTGCTGCACCTGATTCTTTACGCAGTACAGCACTAATAAAGTTTCTACGGGCTTGGTCGTTTTGTTGTTGTTCAGGGCTTGGGCCACCCGCAAATTCAGGTAACACATTAAATGTAGAACGAACATTTTGTTCTAATTTTTCGCCAATAATAGGCGTTCCACTAACAGTACCGCCAATAACAGTGCGAATTACACCTGTATTAGTTACACCTTTATTTTCTAAATCTGTAGCAATTTTATTGGCTTCTACTGCTCTCATTCCAAAAGCAACAGCGTTAGATTGGGTTTCTGTTAAAGGTTTGCCACCAACTAAAGATTGTCCTTGTGGGCCAACAACAGGTTTGGCTTGACCAGTACGAGTATCAACCAAGAAAGTACCATCTTCACGCTCAATAACTTGTCCAGCAGTAGGCATTTGTGATTTAGGAATACTTTGTAATACTACAGTTGGATTTTTAGGGTCACGCAATTCAATAGTTGTACCAGTATCTACACTAATAGGAGCACGATATTTTTCACCGCCTGATGCAATAGTTTCCATTTGACCAGTTCTAGGGTTAATGCGAGTAAGAACTTCGCCTTCTCCAAGTTTTTGTGGTTTAAATTGCTCAACTGCTTGGGCTTTTAACCAAGATGGTGCATACGGATTGGTAGCAATTTGCAATGCTTTTTGATAATCAGGGCCTGCTTCAAAATATTCTTTTACAGATTGCCCTTCTCTTTCACGCAATCTTTCAGCCATTTTTAATTGTTCTTGTTCGGCTTTTTCTATTCCCCGTTGACCCATGTAAACATTGGCTAATCCAGCCAAATTTTGAAATATGCTAGGAGCAACATAACGCCCACTTACCATTTGTCCTTGAGGTTGTTGCATTCCTTGTTGCATAAGCAACTGAGCCATTTGTTGTTGGCGAGAAATTTGTTGTTGTTTTAAAACTTCTTCAAGTGGTAAATTGCCACCTAAATTGAGTGTTGGTTGAGCCATATTAGTAGTCCATATCGCTTTGAATGTTCATAGGATTCATGCTGGCAGAATAGTAGTTTTGTGCGGGTCTTTGATTAAATGCAGACATTTCAGCGTTTGCAGCATTAATATTTTTTTGGTCTTGACCTTTGCGTAACATCATAGCCATAGCTAACGGATTCATACCACCTTGTACTGTACGCCCTGCATCTTGTGTTAACCCTTGAGCCTGTTGCATAGCCATATTTTGCATAGCTTGTTGATTAGCTATGTTTTGATAATACGGAGCTAACCCACCTAAATCTTGGGTTTGAGGCATCTGCTGAATGTAGGGGTTGTACATATTCATGGTAATAGTCCGTAATCTACGACTTTATAGCCGTCATCGAGGGTTTTAACTGCGTATGGGAATACTTGCTCTACTTCTTGTGCCATGACACCAACATGAACACCATCACCTGCTAATGGGTGAGATTTGACTTCATCTTTGTATTCAAAGCTATACAAGGTTAAGCCGTTATTCATTACACCGATTGCTTTAATGTTTTCTTTTGCACGAATGTCAGACATTAATGCTGCACCGCCTAAACTAAATAAACCTTGATTTAAATTGGCTTGGGCGGCTTGTTTAGCGTTAAAGTCACCCATTTGGGCGTTGTATCCCATCTGTGCAGCACCTAATATATCAGGGCCTGCGGTAGTAGCTTGTTGGGCAGAATTAACAAATTGTGGGCCTTGTACCTGTGCGCCAGTACGCACCGCAGAAAGGGTGTTTAATGGCTCGTTTCTAAGGTACGCTTGCTCTTGCAATGCAGACTGGCGGGCTTGCTGACCAACACCAAAGCCTTGAGTTGTGGCGGCAGCCAATAAATCGTTCTCACGCTGGGCTTGTTGCATCATGGCTCGGTCATAGGCTTCAGAACCAATATCGATGCCTTTGTTTGCAAGTTGTTGTTGTAACTGTTCACGCCCTTGTTGTAACTGTGGGGCAAGCCGTTGCATATAGGCTTCTTGGTATGTCTGACTAGGATTAAACCCTGTAGATGGTAATCTGCTTACATCAAACGGGGTGTTGAGCATATTCTCAACATAACCCAATCCTTGACCTGCAAGTCTGCCTAATCCAAGGCTTGTTTGGTTTTGATAATCAAGAAGTTGTTGTTGGGCGGGGCTTAAGGTCTGAGTAGCAGTCCAAGTCGGATTGCCATAAGGGTCAGCACCAGTAACAGCGTAGCTAAGATTGCCATAAGGCGTGACTTGATTAACACGATTAGCCGCAGTTGCGACTCGTGCCGCTTCAATATTGCCTTGTGCTGTCTGTTGTGCCGCCCCCGCATAATCAGGGGGTGCAGGTGCGCTTGGCGCAGGCCCTAATCCTAAAAATCCACCACCACCCATACTATTCTCCCTTGTTTAAAGAGCATCGGATGTTAAGAAACCGACACTCCTCTTTTCTCATAGCCATAATTACTAAATCACCACTCATGTGGGCATCAGGTATTTCAGCTACAACCTTAAAGCCCAAATGTCGGTTTAACTTTAGGGCATCTGTGTTATCAGCACAGATTTGCCCTAGTATAACGCTAAGTCCAAGT